CAACAGAAGTGTTGAGAGACCCAACATCGTTTGGTGATATTGTTAGAGGTTTACATGTCTATGGTGCGAAAGTACTTAGAGATGATGCCTTAGTATCAGCTTTTTATGCAATTGACTAATATCAATTTGGGGGGAGTCTTCGGACTCCTCCACTTTTTAACAGGGAGATAAAATGAAAAAAGATAACAGAAAAATGTACACGGGTGGCGGATACGCTGAAATGATGAAAAAGAAAAAAGGCATGGGTGGACGTATAAAATACATACATGGTGGCGATGTTAAAATGGACGGATGTCAACCTGTATATAAAGGAACACCAAAAGCTAAAGCTAACTAATTATGAAAGTTAAAGCACCAAAAGGTTATCATTGGATGAAACAAAAAAATGGTACGTTTAAATTAATGAAACACACAGGTAAGTTTGTAAAACACAAAGGTGCAAGTTTAGAAGCAAACTTTCCAATTCAAAAGGTTCATAAAAAATAATGGCTACTACATATCTTGACATAACTAACGAAGTATTAAGAGAACTCAACGAAGTTATTTTAACTTCTGCTAATTTTGATGCTGCAATAGGAATACAAGCATTTGTTAAAGATGCAATCAATAAATCTATATTTGATATAGCTAACGAAGAACCTCAATTACCTTTTTTTTCTGCTGGAGTTAGTGGAAGCACTGACCCTTTTTATGGGAACGTAACAGTTCCTACAGTAGCAGGACAAAGGTGGTATACTTTAAAAGATGGTAGTTCAAGTATTACTACTGACTATGCTTCAGTAGATTGGGATGATTTTTATGTAACAACTATAAACGTAAGCGGAGAAGCAGCTCCTTATGTTTCAAAAGGTTTAAGATTTTTAACATTAGATGATTGGAAAAGATATTATAGAGATAGTGAAAATGCAGACGATGCGGATACACAAAATCATGGAGAGCCTAAGTTTGTAATTAAATCTCCAGACCATCGTAAGTTTGGATTAAGTCCAATACCTGATAAAGTTTATAATGTACACTTTTATGCTTTTGAAAAACCTACAAGATTATCTAGCTATGATGATACTATTGTTATGCCAGACCAATATAGTAATGTTATAACTGCAAAAGCGAGATATTATGTACACCAATTTAAAAATAATTTACAACAGTCTGCATTTGCTTTAGACGATTATAAAAAAGCTGTAAAACATATGAAGAGTAATTTAATTAATCCTACTCCAAAATATATGACAGACGATAGGAGATACTTCTAGTGGCATCAGGACAGCCTTTTTCAGTATCTTTAGCTGGTGGTTTAGATAAGTCTACAAACTCATTAGCTTTATTACAAACACCCGGAGTAGCTACAAAGTTAAGAAACTTTGAAGTCTCTATAGAAGGTGGATATAGAAGAATTAACGGATTCAATTTATTTGGCGAAGGAAATGCTGTAAGACCAAATGGTAGTAATCAAGTTAGAGGTTTAGTTGTTTATGCTGATGGAATAGTTGCAGTTGTTGGTAACAATATTTATTTTAGTGTAGATGGAACAAGTTGGTTACAAGTAAATAGAGATAGTGTAGATGCTTCTGGAGATAATTACTCAACTTTTACAGGTCGTAGTGAATTAACTTTAAGTTCAGTAGGTCAATGTGAATTTACAATATATGAAGGTCTTACTGATTACGGTGAATTAGTTATAACAGATAAAAGTGGTAATAACAAACCGTTTTTATTTTATATGACCGGTACAGGTGGATTAAACACTAGAACTTTTTTTGCTAAACAAATAACTTTTGACCATATTAAAACAGCTAAATTTTGTACGATACATGATAATCATTTAGTTGTAGCTGGTAATCCTACAGAACCTCAAACTATTTATTATAGTCATACAGGAGATATAGATAACTTTACAGGTACTGGAGCTGGAAGTATTACACTAGAAGATAAAATTGTAGGATTAAAAAGTTTTCGTAAAGAATTATTTATTTTTTGTAGAAACTCATTATTTAAATTAGAAAATATTAATGATTCTGCAACTATAAAAGTTGTACCTATTACAAAAAATGTAGGGTGTATAGATGGACAAACTATACAAGAGATAGCTGGTGACTTAATATTTTTAGCACCTGATGGATTTAGAACCGTAGCTGGTACAGCAAGAATTGGTGACGTTGAGTTAGGAACTATAAGTCAAGCTATACAGCCAATTATAAATGATATTGTTCAAGGTTCAGCAATCTATGAATTTAGTAGTGTTGTTATAAGAAACAAGTCTCAATATAGAATGTTTTATACAAGTACTACAGATACTTCAGCTACGTCAAAAGGCTTGATAGGTGTATTAAGACCACAAGGATTTGAATGGTCAGAAACTTTAGGAATACAAGCACCTGCAATTGCATCAGGGTTTGCTTATGACGGAGAAGAAAAGTTTGTCCATGGTGATAAAAACGGTTATATTTATAACCATAACGTAGGAAATACTTTTAATCCTGCAGGTGTAGAAACAGCAATAAGTGCAGAGTATCAGTCTCCAGATTTTGATTATGGAGATTTTGGAACTTTAAAAACTTTAGACTATATTAAATTATCTATAAAGCCTGAAGCATTAGCACAGCCTACATTAAGAATTAGATTTGATTACGATAGTAACGATTCACCACAACCACCGGATATTGAATTAACCGCAGTACCAGAACCAGCTCTTTTTGGAACTGCTAAGTTTAACTTACAAGCTTTTGGAGCTTCTGAGCAACCGTTAGTTAGACAACCATTAACAGGTAGTGGACATAGTAACTTTTTTAAAGTTTTTAGTTCAGACACGAGGGCTCCATATACTATAAATGGTATTTACATAAATTACAGACCTGCAGGAAGGCAATAGGAGAGATAAAAAATGGCACAATCATATACTAGACAAAGTTCGTTTGCAGATGGAGATACTATTACTGCAGCACTTTTTAACAATGAGTATAATCAATTAGTAAATGCATTTAGCTACAGTTCTACAAATGAAGCTACAACTGGACACAGACACGATGGTAGTGCAGGAGAAGGTGGTAACATTCCACAAATAGGAGATTTAGATTTTCTTAATAAGATTGTTGTTGACAGCACTAACAATAGATGGGGTTTTTATGTTCAAGTAGCTAGTTCAGCAGTAGAGCAACTTAGATTACAAGACGGTGCATTAATACCTGTAACAGATAGTGATGTAGATTTAGGTACTAGCTCATTATACTTTAAAGATGCTTACATTGACTCTGTAACAACAACTGGTAATGTAAGTATCGGTGGTAATCTTACAGTTACTGGTAATGCTACTATCTCAGGTAATCTTACATTCGGTGATGCAGATACTGATAGTATTAATTTAGCTGCTGAAATTGACTCAGATATTATTCCTAATACTGATGGTACATATGACTTAGGAAGTGCTACAAAAGAATGGCAAGACCTTTATATTGATGGTACAGCTAACATAGATAGTCTTGTAGCTGATACAGCAGATATTAACGGTGGTACCATTGATGGTGCTACCATAGCTACTTCAGATATAACTGTAGGAGCTGGTAAAACTTTAGACGTTTCATCAGGTACACTTACTTTAGCAGATGACCAAATCTCTGGTGATAAAGTTGAAGGTGGTACAATTGCTGCTACAACTATTACAAGTTTAACAGCAACAAGTGCAGACATTAATGGCGGAACTATTGATGGTGTTACTATCGGTGGAACAACTGCAGGTGCTGTTACTTTTACAGATTTATCAGATGGCACAATAACGATTGCAGGATTTGCAGATGAAGATAATATGTCTTCAAACTCTGCAACGCTTTTACCGACTCAACAATCTGTAAAAGCTTATGTAGACTCTCAGGTGACTGCACAGGACTTAGATTTCCAAGGTGATACCGGAGGTGCTTTAAGCATTGACCTCGACTCTGAAAGCCTTACAATCGCTGGTGGGACAGGTTTAGATACTGTAGGTTCAGGTAATACTGTTACAGTTAATATAGATGCTACCGTTGCAACTCTTACAGGTTCTCAAACTCTTACAAACAAAACAATAGATGTTGATAACAATACAGTATCAAACATTGAAGTAGATAACTTTAAAGCTTCTGCAATTGTACTAGAGTCAGAAGGTATTGGTTCTAACGATAACGATACAAGTTTACCAACTTCAGCAGCAGTAAAAGATTATGTAGATACACAAATTACTGCAGAAGATTTAGACATTACTACAGACAGTGGAACTATTGCAATTGATTTGGATAGTGAAACATTAACTGTATCAGGTGGTACAGGTCTTGATAGTTCTGCAACAGGTAATGCAGTTACTCTTGCAATAGATAGTACTGTAACAACTTTAACAGGCTCTCAAACTTTAACAAACAAAACATTAACAACTCCAGTTATTAGTTCTATATCTAATACTGGTACATTAACCTTACCAACTTCAACAGATACATTAGTTGGTAGAGCTACAACAGATACTCTTACAAATAAAACACTTACAAGTGCTACACTTACAAGCCCTGTAATCAATACAGGTGTATCCGGTACAGCTTTCCTTGACGATGATACTTTTGCAACTGCAACAGCTAGTACATTAGCTTCTTCAGAGTCTATTAAAG